AGAAAAAGTACTAGGTGTATTTCAACAAAACGAATACAATATTGTCAATAAGTCTAGACAGCTAGGTATCTCTACTCTAGTATCTGCTTATGCCTTATGGATGATGCTTTTCAATAAAGATAAGAACATCCTTGTTGTAGCAACAAAGCAGGATACTGCTAAAAACCTTGTCACTAAAGTTTCGTTTGCATACGACCATCTTCCTAATTGGATTAAAGAATTTGCAGGTGGTACAGAATTTAACAACAAACTTAGTATTAAGCTAGCAAATGGATCTCAAATCAAAGCAGTTTCTGCCGCATCAGACTCAGGCCGTTCAGAAGCTGTATCACTACTCATACTTGACGAAGCAGCGTTTATTGATAACATCGAAACTATCTTTACAGCTGCTCAACAGACTCTTGCTACCGGAGGTCGATGTATTGCTATATCTACCCCTAACGGTACAGGTAACTGGTTTCACAAAGAATTTACTAAAGCAGAAATTGGTGAAAATAAATTCACTGCTATTAGACTTCCCTGGACAGTACATCCTGAAAGAACTCAAACCTGGAGAGAAGAACAAGATAAGATACTCGGTAAAAGAGAAGCAGCCCAGGAATGTGATTGTGACTTCACAACATCCGGTGCAACCGTAATTGAACCTGAGATACTAAAATGGTACGAGAGTTTGATAAAGCCTCCTGTAGAGAAACGTTTTATTGATTATAACTACTGGCTTTGGGAATACCCCGATTACTCTAAAACATATGCAATTATAGTTGACGTAGCTAGAGGCGATGGAAAAGACTATTCAACTATTCAAGTAATGGAAGTTGAAGAAGCCAAGCAAGTAGCAGAGTACCGCGGACAGCCCGACACAAGAGACTTAGGTAGATTAGCTGTCAGCGTTGCTACAGAGTGGAACATGGGACTTCTCATTATAGAAAACACCGGTATTGGATGGGATGTAATACAGACAGCCGTCGAATCACAGTACCCTAATCTATACTACTCCCCAAGATCGGATATAGCTCTAACTAATGTTGAGCTGTATTTAAGCCGTTTTGATAGAGGAGATGGAATGGTTCCTGGATTTTCTACAAATCAAAGAACAAGACCTCTTGTTATTTCGAAATTAACTTCGTATATTCATGATAAGAGTTGTATTGTACAGTCTAAAAGAACGCATGAAGAATTATCTACTTTCATCTGGAAATCAGGTAAAGCTCAAGCGCTTGAAGGATATAATGATGACCTCGTAATACCGATAGGTATTGGGTTATTCTTAAGAGATACAGCTCTCAGATTTAGGCAAACAGGTATTGATCTTGCAAAAGCAAGCTTAGGCAATATGTCCAAATCGAACTACGGCATGGAAATAATAACTCCCGCTTTAGCTTTAGAACGTCATCCATGGAAAATGACAAATCAGTTTGGACAAAACGAAGATTTAACTTGGTTGCTAAAATAATTAAATATTTATAAGTAATATGGCAGAGAACAATATCTTTAAGAGCCTTAAAAGACTTTTTTCTTCCGATGTAATCATCAGAAACGTCGGCGGAGATCAGTTGAGAGTTGTTGATACCGATAGAATACAGACAAGCGGTGTACTACAGACAAACTCTCTTGTGGATAGATTTAATAGGCTATACACAACTTCTAACAGCTACGCATATAACTACAATATCATTCAGAATTTCCAAGCTCTGAAATTCCAACTTTATACAGACTATGAAGGAATGGATACAGATGCGATTATTGCTTCTGCTCTTGATGTTCTAGCTGACGAGTGTACTATTAAAAACGAACAAGGTGAAGTTCTACAGATTAGATCTTCTGATGAGAATATCCAAAAGATACTTTACAACCTTTTCTACGACGTAATGAATATTGAGTTTAACTTATGGTCGTGGATTAGAAATATGTGTAAGTATGGAGACTTCTTCTTAAAGCTAGAAATAGCTGAGAAGTTTGGAGTATATAATGTAATTCCTTTTTCTGCTTATGTCATTATAAGAGAAGAAGGTGCTGATCCGAAGAATCCTTCTTATGTAAGATTTAGATTCGATCCTAACGCAATTGCATCATCTGTAACTACCGGCTATACTCCGCTATTCAACCAAAGACAAGGCTCTACTCAAGAGATAGTTTTTGAGAACTACGAAATGGCTCACTTTAGACTTCTAGGTGATGTTAACTACCTACCTTACGGACGTTCATACCTAGAACCTGCAAGAAAGACTTTCAAGCAGATGATTCTAATGGAAGATGCGATGTTAATACATCGTATTGTGAGAGCACCGGAGAAAAGAGTATTCTATGTTAACGTAGGTTCTATTCCACCGAATGAGGTTGAGAACTATATGCAGAGAATGATCTCTAAGATGAAGAAAACTCCTTACATCGACCCGCAAACAGGTCAGTACAACCTTAAGTATAACATCCAAAACATGCTTGAGGACTTCTTCATTCCAGTTAGAGGTAATGATCAATCAACTAGAATAGATACAGCTAAAGGATTAGACTATAACGGCATTGAAGACGTTGATTATTTAAGAGATAAACTATTTGCAGCTTTAAGGATACCTAAAGCTTTCTTAGGATATGAGAAAGACTTAACAGGTAAGGCAACTCTTGCTGCTGAAGATATTCGTTTTGCACGCACTGTAGAAAGAGTACAGAATATAGTAGTAAGCGAGCTTACAAAGATAGCACTAGTACATTTATACACTCAAGGATACACTAATGAGAGTTTAACTAACTTCTCTCTATCCTTAACACCTCCTTCTATTGTATATCGTCAAGAGATGATAGCTCTATGGAAAGAGACAGTAGATCTAGCAGCAGCGTTACAAGAGAATAACCTACTACCTACTGATTGGATTTACGACAACCTATTCCAGTTCAGCGAAGATAAGTTTGATGAATTAAGAGACTTACTGGTAGCCGATAAGAAGAGAGCTTTCCGATTAAAGCAAATTGAAGAAGAAGGTAATGACCCTGCAGCAACAGGTCAAGCATACGGTACTCCTCACCAGATCGCAGCAATGTATGGCGGCAACGCTAACTACACTGCAGGTGCTGGGGATGTTCCTCAAGGTTACGATGAGCTCAAAGATGAACCTAGAAAATCACCAGGAAGACCGACAGAGAAAGCATCATTTATCGGAACAGCTGCAGACCCACTTGGACGCGACAGAACCGGCCGTGCTGATCTACCAGGTAGTGATTCCAATGGCGAACAAGGAGGTATAAGAGCTAAGTATCAAGGAGGATCCCCTTTAGCTCTAGAAAATACAAACACAACAAAGGTATACTTACAAAATAAAGCGGTATTTGATGCTATAAAAGGGAGAAAAGTTAATCTTTTCGAAGAGAAAAAAGATAGCGGTCTTTTAGACGAATCTAATTTAAAAGACGATATCGGGTAAACCTACATATTTATAATAGACTAATACTGTGAAACCTATTATGCAACAACGTATTAAGCACTCGAAATATAGAAATACTGGTATTTTATTTGAGCTTTTAATAAGACAGATAACATCAGACATGATGTCTTCAAGAGATTCTAAAGCAGTAAGTATATTAAAGAAGTATTTTAGAAATACAGAGCTTTCAAAAGAATTAAATCTATATAACACTCTACTTAAGAATTACCCTTTATCAGAGACTAAAGCAGAGATGCTAATTTCGACTATCTGCGAGCAGAGCAAGAAGTTAAATCAGGAAATTTTAGAGAAAGAAAAGTTTAACTTAATACGAGAGGTTAAGAAGCATTATAACTTAGACGACTTTTTCAAAGCTAAGATAAACAACTACAAAGTATCCGCAGCAATTTACACCATACTTGAAGCAGCAAATGCTAAAACAGTGGTCGATACAGAACAGCTTATGGTTAATAAACTAACTGTATTTGAGCATGTAACAACCCCCGCTGTTAAAAATATAGAGGATCCTTCAATCACAGATTTTATCCGTGAAGAAAAAGAAATTAAAGCTTTAAGCTACAAGTTCTTAGTTGAGAAATTTAATGAAAAATACAATACTCTATCCAGCGATCAAAAAGAGATACTGAAAGAGTATATCAACAACATATCTGATACGGTTAAGCTAAAAGCTTACTTAAATAATAAAATAGAAGAAGTTAAGCAGACTCTACTCCGTCTTAGCGGTAAGGTAGAGAATCCTGTTACCGTTATTAAACTTCAAGAAGTTTTAAAAAATATACAACCTATTTCTAACAAGCAGAACATCAAAGATGATCACTTGATTAGTTTGATGCAATACTGTGAGCTTGTAAAAGAACTTAAAAACACAGTTAGTAAGTAATGAATAAAATTAAACTTACCAAGGAAGGTCTTTTTAAGGCCATTCATGAAATAATTAAAGAAACTTCTTTTACTGGCGGTAATTTAACTGCTGGAGCTACTGCGATGACCGGACCTGGTGAACAGACTTTTACTCCTAAAGCTTTTAAGAAGAAAAAAACAGAAAGCACCTCAGCTCCTTTTAATGCTAAATTCAAACATAGCACTCATCCTGGAGCTAAAGCTATGGACTATAGAGAGCTGTGGGAAGCCGCTGGTAAGATTCACATCGGTACAGACACTAAGACTGACTCTAGTATTTACTTTGAACCTTCAACAGGTACTTTCTCTATTAACGTAATAGATGGAGCTGGAAACAGAACAAACGAATTACAAGTTAATACTATCCATGATGTATTAAAGAAGTTTCCAAACTGGAAATGGACAAAAGAAGGACAAGCTCATTTTCCTGAGGCATTAGATGAAAGTGAATTAAAACCGGGTGTGAAATATGACTATAAAGGAGACAGCGGATGGATATCTACCGGAGGGTCTAGTGATCCAAAAGATTGGAAGTTTTTAGGCGATAAAGGTAAGTATCCTTATCTATCTGTTAAAGCAGATTTAGTTCCTTCTAAAAAACAACCTGGGAAGTATGATGGTGCTTTTGATTTAGGTATGGGGAAAGGACATCATATTGATGAAGCAGGTATTAACGACCCTGTCTTAATGGCAATAAGAGCTAAAAAAGACGCTCCAAAACCGCAAGTACGGAAAGTAAATCCTAATCAAGCTAAGATTGCCATGCTGCTCAGAAAGAGAGCAGAGATTGAGAGAGATATGGAGCAAGAAGCAGAACCAGAAGGCGGTCCCGTAGCTGATAAGTACGGTGACATGCTAAATAAGATTGATCAAGCCATACGCAAACTAAAAAGTCAAGGTGAATGGGGCCCAGAAACTAATCCGTATATGGATAAAGGTGAAATCGAGAGAAGGGCAGCAACGATGGAGAATGTAGCCGGAGTAGTTCAGAAAAAAACCCTAGACCAAGATGCTTGGGATGAAATCGTCGGACACAAGTCACATGGCTTAGAAGAAGGATTTCAAGAAGATGATAGAGTTAAAGTAGTCTACGGAAACGAATTCTACGGTGAAACTGGAACTATAGTTGCTATTCATCGCGGCTTTGTTGAGGTTGAAATGGATAGAGACGGAGAAGTTTATAGTATGCACTCTAGTGATGTAGAGAGAATAGAAGATGAAGAAGATGAAGGCTGGGAAGATGAATTAATGGAAGCAGCAGGAACCGATGAAGTAATTGCTACTCTCAATAATCCCAATCTAGCCCCAGACGTTAAAAAGACGTTAATGTCTGCTTACAGACAAGGACATATTACAGCAGACGGCTTAATGATGATTGTCAATCTTGTACTGCAGAAAAAACCGCTACCCGAAAATAACATAGAAGAAGCTAAACAACAATGGGCTGTTAAGAATATAGAAGCTATGATCACTGATTACGCAGCTCAAAAAGGATTAAATTTTAAACTTGTAGATAAAGATCAACAAGTAAATAAATACGGTTCTAAGAGAACAGTTTACATCTATAAATTAGGCGATAAGGACTTGATTATGGTAGATGATAAAGCTGCTGGAGCTCCTAGATTGAATGATTTTAGAGTAGCAATAGGAACTAGAGAACCAGGAACAACATCGCTCAAAAACGCTCTTCAAATATCAAAATTTGGATCTTGGGGAGTAGAGAATGTTATAGATATGCTGAATAAAGCTTTCAAAGATGGAGGAAATCTAAATGAAAACTATTCTAAGTTTAGAACCGAAACAAAAACTCGAACTAAACCCGAGCAGTTTCATCAAGCTGTAAAAGCAGTTAAGCGAAAAGTTCAAGAGATTCACAAACTATACGAATACGTAAGCCGTCTCAAAACAGAACTATCTGAAGGAGAGGATGGACTTAAATACAAAGTACATACAGAAAGAGCTTTAACACAGATTAAAGAAATGGTTTCAGCATTACACAAAAATATAAAAAGGTTTAAGTAATGGCAAAATCAACAGGCAAAGGAGATAGCCGCAAGGTTACGTTCGGAAAAAGAAAGTTAGGTAAATCTCAAAAGTCTTTCAACAAACATGATAGACGTGAGAAAAACTACAGAGGCCAAGGCCGATAAGATATTTATTATTAAACAGATCAGAAATGACTATATCAGAATCATACAGAGAGTATAGAGGCGGTAAAATAAATAAAGCACAGTTCATGGAGCGTGCTAGAAAAGACCGTCGACTCAAAAACCTTGTTACTAACGTAATGACGTTCGATGACACAGTCAGAGTGTTAAAGAACAAGGGAATTATCTCTGAAACTTTAAACCCTCTTAAAGAGGCTTACGAAATTATGCCTGCAGAATTAAGAAAAGGTGTAAATTTCGAATTAGGATTAACCTACCAAGCAGCTCCAGATTGGAATTCTGCTTTTTTAAACAAAGCAGAGCTTGATAAAGCAACTAATAAAGCACTTAAGAATCTAGAAAAAGATCCTTTATTTTACACCAAGTTAATTGCAACTGGTGAGAAGCCTAAGAAAGAAGAGGCTGCTTCTGATATTGAATTCAAAGAGAGTAATGTTTCTGATACTACTAATAAAACTAAAGCAGACGGCTATCTTAAAAAGGAATTAAAGAAAGATGAAGACGCAAACGTCCAAGCTTCTCTAAGTAAGTCTGAAGCTAAAAAAGGAAAGCCTGAAGGAGTTCAACAATTAAAGGAAGGATATATGGGAACTCCATACGATTCTTCTGAAGATATGGCTGTAGATATGGTTAAGAAAGGAATTAAAGAAGACTTCAATAAAGTTCAGCAAATGCTGGACAAGGTAGCTGATGAATGGGGAAAAGATAGTGACCTGTATAGCGATCTAGAAGATGCAATTGTAGGCTGGTCAGATGTACACGGTGATTTATCACCTAAAGGTAAAATCGCTATTAGACATCTCTTGTCTAACTGGGATGTATTAGATGACTATGAGCAATTCTTAAATGACGATGATGCTGATCTACACCCAGGTAACATGGGAGACGAAATGTCAGCACCAACATCAATGGAAGAAGATGCTGTACAAGAAGCTACTGTTCCCGAGAATATTAAAAAATTTGCTAAATCTAGAGGTATACTTCCATTAGTTAATCAGGTAGCAAGATGGGCTGAAAAAGCAGGTAAAGGAATTAGAGGAGGAACAGCTATTGGTAAGAACTATAGTACTCTTATCCTAGACTTAAGCTACCAAGACGGAGCAATACGTATTGATACCGATAATGATACGATAACAGTTTACGACGAACCGGTTGAAAGCTACCAAGATTTTATCGCAGCTGTAAATCAAAACTCGCCACAGGCTGGTGGCTTAAGTGAAGAGAAGCGTAAGATGGTAAAAGAGATAATTAAGAAACACGTTGAGGAAGCATTAAAGTACTCGATTGGTAGCGCCGGGGAAGATCGTGAGTATAGAAAAACTACTGATCCTGAATTAGAGAAGAAACTAAAAGACGCAGGTATATCTTTTATAAAGAAGAACATAAGCTAATATGTCAAAACAACTTTTAATAGAATATTTGCCTTTTCAACCTAGCCCTCAAGCTCTGTTTGAATCAAAAATAAACCCTAACGCTAATCTAATAGTACAGGGTAAGATGCAGGCTATGAATAAGCCAAATGCAAACAGACGCGTTTACGGTCCATCCTTAAAAAGAGAAGTAGAGAAATACCTTCGCGGGCCTATCGCAGAAAATAGAGCTCTCGGTGAATTAGATCACCCAGAATCTCCTGTTGTTAACTTAAAGAACGCATCTCATAACATATTAGACTTATGGTGGGATGGAGACGATCTATACGGTAAGATTGAAGTATTACCTACCCCTTCGGGTAACATATTAAGAACCTTATTCCAAAACGGAATTAAAGTTGGTATATCTTCTAGAGCCATGGGCTCAGTCTCAGCTATTGATGAAAACCTAGTTCAAGTAGAAGATGACCTAGAATTAATATGTTGGGATTTTGTCTCAACTCCTTCTACCTACGGCTCTTTCATGACACCAGTATTAAAAGAATCTTATACTCCCTCAGAGATCAATCATTTCAACAAGTATAAGAAAGTAGATAGTCTGTTAGGAGATATTATATGTCTACAGACAGGTGTTTGTTGCTTACGATAAAAAAGTTTCGTAAGAATTAACTGTTTCCTTTAAATAGGTATATTTATTAGTACAAATATATGCTACCCTCTATTGTAGCATTACATACCTATAATTCTTATATTGCTTCTAATAAGCAATTCCCAAAAAAAGTAAAAATGCAAAACGATTTAATTAAGCAGGCTATTGCTGACGCTAAAGCATTGCGCCAATCTGCTTACGAACTTGCCAAAGAGCAAATTGCAGAAACTTTCGGTCCTAGAGTTCAAGAAATGATCAAGTTAAAGCTATCTGAAATGGATGATGAATCTTTAGCATTCGAAGCAAAAGACAAGGAAGAAAAGCCTGTCGATGAAGCTAAGCATGACGAAGAGGAAAAAGCCATGGGAGAAGCTAAACATGACAAAAAGGACGCTAAGATGGAAGCTAAGCATGACGAAGATCCCATGAAAGAAGGCGATGATATGGGTGAAGTTGACGAAGTTACTCTTGACGAACTTTTAGCTGAACTTGAAGCTGAAGACGATTCTAAAAAACTTCAGAAAGAAGGCGACGATGACGACGCTGACGATAAAGAAGAAAAAGAAGATGACGAAGCTGGTGAAAGCGAAGAAGGCCCTGTTGAAGGTGGAGAAGAAGTAACCGAGCTAACAGTCGATGAACTTAAAGACATTATCAGAGACGTACTTTCTGACATTCAAATGGGCGGTGCTCCTGCAGATGATGCTGGTGCTCTTGAACCTGAAGCTGGCGCTGGCGAAGAAGCTGGTGGCGAAGGCGAAGTTGATTTAGCAGCTGAAGTACACGATGATTCTGTTGACGAGATTACTCTCGATGAAATTCTTGCCTCTCTAGAAGAAGCTGACAAGGAAGAAGATCCTAAGATGGAAGCTAAACACGGAGAAGAAGAAAAAGCTATGGAAGAAGTTAAGAAAATGAAACACGATTTACAAGAAGCAGTTAAAACAATAAACACACTTCGTACTGAATTGAACGAAGTAAACCTATTGAATGCTAAATTGCTTTATGTAAATAAAATTTTCAAAGCTAAATCCTTAAGCGAAGCACAGAAGTTAAAAGTTATCAATGCTTTTGATCGTGCTGAAAACGTAAAAGAAGCTAAAAAGATTTACGAAACATTACAAGATTCTATCGCTACAACCAATGTAGCTAAAAAATCTATCAAAGAATCAGTAGGATTTGCTTCTAAGCCTGCTGGAATGGTTGCTAAAGCACAACCTATCGTAGAACAAAATGACATCGTTAACCGTTGGCAAGTTCTCGCTGGGATTAAAAAAACCAAGTAATCAAACTTAAAAAAAGAATAACAAATGAGTACTATTAACTCTCTTTTAGAATCCACATCAAACGGCTTTGAGCAGCAGCAATCTGTTGCTAAGAAGCTTGCTGGTAAGTGGGCTAAGTCTGGTCTTCTAGAAGGTCTAGATGGCTATGACAAAACAAACATGGCAGTAATGCTTGAGAATCAGGCTAAAAGACTTGTAGTCGAGTCTGCTTCTAACTTCTCTGGTGGTAACAGCACAAGCGGTGCAACCTTCACAACTGGTGTAGGTGAGCAGTGGGCTGGTATCGCTCTTCCTCTTGTAAGAAAGGTGTTCGGTATGATCGCTGCTAAGGAATTCGTTTCCGTTCAGCCTATGAATCTACCTGCCGGTCTTATCTTCTACTTAAACTTCCAGTATTCAAACAACAAGACTCCTTTCGTTAGCGGTCAGTCACTTTTCGGTACTGATTCTACTAACTTCGGCAACCTTGCTCAAGGTGGTCTTTATGGCGCTGGTCGTTTTGGTTATTCAATTAACCAATTCTCTGCATCTGTAGCTTATAACGCTTCTGGTGTTTCTGTAGCTTCTGCTTCTTTCTCTGATGTGAACTACGATACAGCTTTCTCTTCTTCAATCCAAGGTGGTAGCGATTCAGCTCTTACTCTTGTTAAGAAGATTGCTATCCCTACTTCTTCATTAACTGATTTCGACGTTAATGCAGTAAGAGGCTTTATCATTAACTCTGGTTCAATCGAGTCTGCTGACAACCTACAAGCATTTACAAGACTTAGCGGCGGTAACGTCCTATTCTTCGTTTCTGCTTCTACTGCTGAAGCAACTGCTGCTACCGGTAATTATGTAGTTTACTACACTAAGCAAACCGACTTTAACAAGCGTGGTGACTTCGAAGACACTCCTGCTTCTGCTAACTTCTCTGTACCAAACGCTGCTTCTACATCTGATATCGTAATCCCTGAGATTAAGATTCAAATGGAATCTGAAGGTATCGTTGCTAAGACTCGTAAGTTAAAAGCAGAATGGACTCCGGAATTAGCTCAAGACCTTGAGAAATTCCAGAACATCGATGCTGAAGCTGAAC